TTGATTGACGGTGTAGGAAATCAGGAGCTTGCGTATTCGCAGTTGCTTGGTATGGTGGGCGCGTAGTTGTTCATCGTTTTTTGGGTGGCCCTCCGGGTGTTGTTCCCCGGAGGGCTTTTTCTTGTCCCGGGGGCTAGTGGTATATGGAGTTTCCATCGACCCTCACCGACGCGCTGGCCGCGTTGTCTGCCGCACAGGCCGACCTCGCCGCGCTTAACGCGCTGACCGCCGAGCACTCGGCAGTTGTCGCCAACTTTGAAGCATTGAAGGCTCGCAGCGCCGAATTGTCCGCTGCACTGGACCTCGCAAACGCTAACAACCGCGACCTTGCTGCGGCGCTCGACGCGATGAAAGCTTCCGAAACTGACGCGGCTGCAAAGGCCAACGCCATTGTCGCCAACCTGGGCGTGGCTCCCGTCGCCATCGTCTCCGAACAAGTTTCTGCCACTAAAACGGTTTCCGAGCTTTGGGCTGAATACAACAGACTGCCCATTGAAGCTCGCAATGAATTTTACGCACAGCACAAAGCTGTGTTGAAGCTCAGCTAGTTAAACCCCACACACACATAACATTATGTCCAATACCATCGCGGGGGTGAACCTCGCTGCCATCGCTCAGGAAAGCCTCCCCGCGCTTCAGCATCTTTTTGCTCCGCTGAACGGCATAACGGTAGATTTCTCTTCCGACATCTCTGCCGCAGGTGCTTCCGTAACAACCCGCTACCCTGTCCGCCCGACTGCGGTGGATTTGTCCAGTGGGTATAGCCCACAAGGCGTTGAAACGGTTGCCAAGACCATCACGCTTTCCAACTTCTACGGGTTCCCCTACGGGTTCACCGATTTGGAGCGTTCCAAATCCGCGATTGACCTCAATCAGCTTTTCGTTGAACCCGCCATGCAGGCGACCGGCGCAAAGGTGTTTTCTGACCTGTGGAATCTGGTTACCTCCAGCAATTTCAATAGCGTCGGCATCAACGCCGGAAACTTCAACCGCGACGATCTTGCTGATCTCCGCGCCACGCTGAACGCTGCTGGCGCTCCTCAGATGGGCCGCGCTGTTGTGCTGAATCCGACCTACTTCGCCAGCTTGGTGAAGAGCTTGAACACCGCAGAGTTTCCGGGCTTTATCCGCGAGAAGACTGAGGGCTTCATTCCCCGCGTTGCTGGGTTTGACGTTTATGAGTCTGACCTTGCTGACGCAAACGGTCAGGGCTTGGGTGGTTTTGCGTTTCACAAGTCGGCGCTCCTCATGGCTGCCCGCCGCGTTGACGCTTCCGGCGCACAACAGATGGGCACCGAAGTGGCTGACGTGGTTGTGCCTGGGTTGAACCTGCCGATCCAATTCCGCCGTTTCTACGACAACCTCGGCGGTTCTTTGAACTACGTCATGGGAGTCCTATACGGCGTGCAGGCTGGCCGCACTGAGATGGGCATCCGCATCGTTGCTGAATAGTCTGCCGAGCAATCCTCCTAAAATACGGGGCGGGTGGCAATTCCGCTGCCCGCCCTGTTGTGTATCCGATTATGTCAAAACCGATCACGATTATCCTTCAAGGGCAGGAAATTCTTGCCAGTTTCACGGATTACGATTCCGCCGTCCGCGAGTTTCGCGCATTAAGTCCCGACAAAGGAGAGCTTTCGCTTCATGTTCTTAATCGGCCAGACCGCAAAAAAGGGCGTCCACTTGTCGTTCAAAACGTGCAGCCAGCTCCGCGTCCAGCACCTAAGCGCAATAAAGAAAGCCTTCTCTAAATGTCTGACTGGCGCGACATAACCGCAACCGCACTGGACGACGCACTCGGCTATATGCAGGCCGACAGCGTCACCTACCAGGGTGTGACCGTGTTTTCCGTCGCCAGCGAACGCGAAAGTCAGACACTTGCCATTGGTGGTTTCGAGTCGCATTTCGCCGGATCTGTTCGCATGGCAAAGGCCGGGTTCCCGCAGCCGGTGAAGGGCACCAAAATCTCGGTGAACGGCACAGAACGCAGGATTGGCGACATCGCCGAGGATCCCATTTCGTGGACACTTTACCTGGAGGATGTGTCACGATGATCGACCTTCTGACCTGCGAAGTGATCCGCGACGAGATTGCGCCGGACTTTCCCGGCACGTACATCGGCCTACCTCACGATGGCGAGTCAATTACGATGCCATGCATCCTGCTCGACATTCGCGGGGACGCACTGGTGGGAGGCCCGCTCCAACGTGGCGCGCTGACTGTGGCCGTAATGAGCCAGGCTGACGACTCCACGGTCGCCGAGCACATCGAGCTGGTGCAGGAGGTGACAACGGCGATTAAGGGTGTCACCGGCAGCGGTTCTGCCATTCAGATTTACGGAGTGGTTGCGACATCGTCGGAAGCGCAAAATACCGAACGTCACTGGATTACCAATTTGCAGTTCACCTTGGGCTACGGCCCGCAACCTTAAAAAGTCATGGCTACGTTTGGAGTTACCTCAACATTCGGCATCACGCCACCCACCGGCAGTTTTACCCAAAGCTCTGAAAGGACTGTGGAAGTGGAAACCGCCACAATTAAAGGCACTACTGGCCGCGTGGTTGTTGCGCAGGCCAAGCCGCGCACCAAAACAACGGTGACGGTGCGGTCAAAAGGCGAAACCGGGCTTTCGTCGATTTCAGTTGCCGACTTTTCCAGTCTGACGATCACGTCCTCCAAATACAGCGAAACTAACGACGATTTTGCAACGCAGGAAACCGTTGGAACCCTTTTTGAATAACCATATGGCTACGTTTGGAATTTCTTCAATCACTGGGACTTTGGTGGAAGCCGTGGACGTTACGCTCGCGGGAGAAACCAAAGAACTCATCAATGCTGACGGCACACATTCTGCGGCTCGCATTGTGGACACTCAGTTTTCGTTTTCCGTAAAAGGCAAAGGCGATTTGCCAACCGTCACGATTGGCGGCAGTGCGGGCGAGCCTGATGGCGTTACCGGCAAAGTGATTATCACGAAGATCACCGAGTCGCAAACCAACGAGGACTGGAACGCCTTTAGTTACGACGGCGTCGCCTATCCGGCCGCAACCTAACGCGCACAAGCGCATCCGATTATGTCACACCTAAAATCTGGAATGCGGATTGACTACATCCGCGACAATCTCCCGCCGCTCAAGTCACCAAACACTGATCTCATCGGTGCGTGGCTTGCGGTCGGGGGGCAACTTCTCGACGAGGAAAATTTCCACGACACCGTTGAGGAAACCGCTGACGGCATCAAGCGGCAGGTGGTTTGGAGTGTCAAAGGCGACGTGCTCGCAACCGTTGGCGACGAGCAAGTGACCTTTGAGGAGTTTCGGCGGCGTTGGCTTTCCGACGAGTGGCGCGCAGCCAACCCGCTGCACTGGATCACGATCCAACGGGCGCAGCGTGATTTTACCGTGCAACTCAAGACGTGGTTGCAGACGCAAAAACCGTGCGCATTGATCCGCAAAGGCAAGCGCGTTGCTGTTATTCACCCTGACCTCCCAGAGGACAAAAAAGCCAAACTGCTCGCCGCGCTATGAGCTTTCTCGCCGGACAAATTGAAATCGAGGGAATCAAGCTGCGTGCGTTTTCGCTGCGCAGCAGACTCAACTGCATGGCACTTGGGCTGACGTTGTTCACGGAAACCGAAGGCGCGGAACTGTCGCCACTCCAAATCGAAGAGCAAATCCTCGCTCTGGCGTGGGAGCGGTCGCAGCCGGTGCCAGTGGTGCGCAAAGCGATTGACGCGGGCACGGCTTGGGACGCGATCCATGACTTCGCCGATTCGCTACCGCTCGCCGCGCTGCCGCAGTTGGTCGCCGAAATCAACCGCGTGGCGGCAGAAATCAAATCGCAGGCAGTTGAAGTGGTGCCGCGTCCCGGCGGGGAAGACAAAGACGCGCCGGGAAACTAGTTGGGCCAACGTGGGAAGCTGCATTGATACTCACGTTGGCCGATAAAACAGGATGGACCGAAGACGCAATTCTGGATCTCCCAATGCCGCGTGCGCTGGCGTATTACCACGCCGCGTTGTGGGCGGCTGGGGCGTGGACTGTGCGACAAGGGCCTGCACCGACCGAGCAGCTTTCTAGGCTGTTGGAATTTTGCCAAAATGATCTCCCTGAAACTGAATGAAGCGCAGGCCGAATGGGGTGCGGCTACCTTGGCACGGATTGCCGAAGGCGTCGCAACCGGCGGGCTTGCATTGCCAGAACTGATGGCCGTTTCATTCGCAGAATATTTAACCACGGTGCAGGGGCTCACGCCGCCCGCCAAAGGTGCGCGGGTTGTCGGCTCGGTGGATTTGAGCCGAGGGAAAGCCGCAATCAACGTGGACCTCGGGCGCGCTTTTGTGGTGGCGACCAAAGGAGTCGCGGGCAGCGTTGGACTCGGAAAGGCTGAACGGTTTGTCAGTCGTAAAACCGCTAGGCAATTAGCGCGAGTCACAACTAGCGCACGGGCGCGTTTTCTTGGCCGTGCTGCGGTGCAAAAGGCCAAAAAGGAGATCCTAAGCGCAGCCGACAACGACCCGATGAGTTGGTACGAGCGGCAACGTCGGAACGGGCGGTTTGTGGGCCGAGTTAAAATGGAGGTCGACACGACCGGGCTGGAGAATATCCGCAAGTCGCTGCATTCCCGTGTCGGCTACCTTTTGAGCGGCTGGAACGCCGCAGCGGCTCGTTTTAAGGTGCCTGCCCCGAGTTGGGTATCTGGCAAAGGCGGGCGCGGCATGGTGGCCGTAGAGCGCACGTCGTCACGGCTAGACATCCGCGCAGCTAACCAAGTGAACTACGCTGGCGGCATCCCGGGGATGCAGCGGCGCATCAACGCGGCGGGCGAAATTATGGCAAAGCGCATGGAGCGCCGCGCTGCCAAAGCCGCAGAGAAAGCAATGCAGGACCAAATAGACAAATGAGCGCAACCGCACAACTAGCACTCGACGTTCGGGGATTCTTGGCTGGGATGGACCTTGCCAAGCAAGGACTTAACAGCCTGCGCAATGAATCTGGCAAAGTTGACGAGGGCAACGGCATGGCGCGCTTACAAGTGGCCGCAGTGGGGCTTGCTGCGACCGTGGTGGCGTTGGGTGCCGTCATGTACAAGGGAGTCGCATCCACTATTGAGTTGGGTGCTCGTTTTGTTGAGGTGGGCTACAAGTCAGGATTGGCCGTGCAGGAAATCATGGCGTTAGAGCGCAGCCTGGACGAGGTGGGCGGTAAAGCCGAAGACGCGGCACCGTCCACTGACCGATTCAACCAGGCACTCCAACAGGCCGCAAACAATGCAGGCCCGCTGGCTGGCATTTTGCAAAACGCTGGAATCTCCATGCAGACACTGGCCGGGATGTCCGTGGCGCAGCGCATGGTGGCCGTGGGCGACGCAATCCGCGCGATTGCAAACCCAGCGCAGCAAGCCGAGGCAGCAGTGGCCGCGTTTGGATCGTCGGGCGTCAAAATGCTGGCGGCGCTAGATCCCAAAAATCTCAACAGTTCCGCCGCTGCGATGGGAACTCAGGCGCAGATCATGCAAGCAAACGCAGGCGTGTTCGCCCGCATCATGCAAGTAATGGGGGCTCAGGGATCAAGCCTCAACAGCCTAGCCGTTGCCGTTAAAGGCAAACTCCAAGGACTGTTTACCGGCATCGCAGCAGGCGTGGCTCCCACGGTGCTCAAAATCATGGAGGCCAGTTCCACCGGCGGCATGAATCTGGCCGCAGCCATTCGGGAGTTTTCGCCCGCACTGGAACCGTTGGCAAAATTGGTAGAGTCGCTTGTGAACATGGACCTCGCCGGAGTTGGGATGCAACTGGGCGCAGGTGCTGCGGCTATCGGTGAGGCAATAATGAATGGCGACGCCATCGCGTATTTGAAGGCCGGGTTAATTGTCGCCAGTGATGCTTTTCGGCAGGCCATTGCTGGAGTATTGGGTGGCGTTGCTTTTGCCTTGTCGGCTCTTTTCAAAGATGTGGATTTCGGCAGCATTCTTGCCGGATTCCAAGCCGGGATGCTTGGTATTGGTCGTCTTTTCCTTGGCATAATTGAGCAAGGCATTGCCAAGGTGCTTAACAATTTGCGGCAATCAAGCAGCGTTTTTTCCAACATCATTTCACCCGAAATGGTCGCCAACATAGCGGGGGCCGCTGGAGCCAACATGAAAGCTGGCCGTGAAGGAATTGCCAGCGGGGGCAAACAAATTGCAGACGCGACGCAGGCAGCGGTAGGACAGTTGTCCACCAACATTGCAGGCATTCCAGCAGCTTTTCAGCAGGGCCGTGAAGCCGCAACTGGAAGGGAGTCTGACATAACAAACTCGGCACGGCAGGCAATGCAGGAAATCGAAAACCGAGCTAAGTCAAATGCGGCAGCAACTGCCGAAGATTTGCGAAAGAAATTTGCGACTCCCGCACCAACAGAGCAGCGTTTGACATTGCCACAAGCTGGCGCAATGGCAGCGCAGCCGGTCGGCGCAATCGTCTCCTCGATGGCAAA